GATAAATCAAGGATTTTATGCAGTACCGGCCAGAAAAGGTCAAGGATCATTTGATAGGTCAATTTCTATTGTTCAAGGATTCAATATTGTGGTTACTGTTGATAGTCAAGAATTAGTTGAAGAAAACTCTGGTTATGAATATAAATTAGACAGATACGGATTAAGAACAGATGATGTCATAAGAAAAGATGATCACTTATTAGATGCTATGAGGTATTTAATTACATATTTGGTAAATCATTTGGGAATAAAGTTGTAATTGTTGGAATTTTTTATATAAATTTGGACGAAACAAAAATATTCGTTCTCAATGAGTTGGTGGAATACATTTTTTGGTGGGGGAGTCACCTATGAAAAGGATTTACAAGGAAATGATAATTATTACATTGAGGGATCGAGTGCCGCTTCAAGGCAGTACAGTAACCTGATCTATTCTTTAAAGCATCCAATACTAACTCCGGCGATGTTATTTGTATCAAATTTATTTGCACAAGCAAAATTTGAGGCAAAAAATGTAAAAACGGGGGACATTGTGCCTCATTGGTCAATTCAACTTTTAAACAAACCAAATTTTTATCAAACAAGGATTGATTTTCTTGAATCTTTACAGTTTTTGAAAATTGCGCAAGGACGAGCGATCATCTGGTTAAAAAGACCGATTGGATTTGCAGTTGAAGAAATGTACATACTTAGGGACGATCTGATCTCATGGCCTGATGAATTTACAACTCCATTGGATTTTAGAATCAATATGTCCGATCTGAAAAATACATACATAGTTTACGATAAAGAGGGCATGAACCTAAGAATTAAATTAGGAGATTGCCTTTTTTTGTATGATCTACCAAATATCGGACTTGCCAAAATGTTTCATCACAACATAATGGAAGCTGAAAGCAGGATTACTGGATTAAAACAAACTCTACAAAACACATACGATTCCCTCGAGGCAAAAAACATTATTCTGCAAAGTAATGGTAAGGAAATGCTTAGTTCAAATGATTCGACAGGTGTAGCACCATTTTCTCCAGACGCAAAGGATGACGCAAAAAGAATATTCAATAATTTTTACGGACTTGGCGGCGGTAGAAGCAGGGCATTTATAACTTCCGCGAATCTTAATTGGCAATCTTTGCACGTTGCATTAAGGGACTTAGGATTGGATGAATCTGTAAAGGTTGATGGGAATCTAATTTATACAGCTTTGCATATTCCAAAAGATATTCTTAGTTTAGAAGCAAAGAAAACGACATACAACAACTTTAAGGAATCAATGACATCATATATCCAGAATGATATTCAAGCGATGGCAAATGATTTATCGGAAACACTTTGGTCAGTAGATCAGGACGAAAGTATTGAAATTGTTGGAAATTTTGATCATATGCCAGTTATGAAATTCGCATTGATGCAAAAATATGAGGCGGTTGATAAACAAGCGACCGCATTGTCTAATTTAAGAAGAGCCGGAGTTCCAGATGAAAAGGCTTTGGAAATGGTTGATCTTCCAAAAACATTAAAATTAAATGAGTTACAAGAAAACACAATTGGAGGCGCAGGGAATCCGCAGAGTGCCAACTCAGGAAGAACTGAAAGCAATAATTCAGAACAAAACTAAAAAAGTTGATGAAAAAGAAATAATTATTAAAGATGGAAAACAAGTTTAAAACAAAAGAGGAGTTATTTGATCATTTAGTCGAAAACAAAGAAGATTTAATTTATGCAAAAAAATGTATAATTAAAGAGGCTGATTCGATTAGTGTTGTTGAAGTTACGAAGGACGTGAGTTTGGAGAGTGTTGATGTAAATAAAACTGATCAAGAACAAATTAATAAAGTTCCAGTTGATTCAACTTTAAAAGTTAGGGCGGTTATTAATACTACCAATTGGATGGATTCACATAAAGACGTTCATATTCCCGGAATATGGAAGCGTAGCCTAAACAATAACCACCGCATAAAACATATTCAGGAGCATCAAATGAGTTTCGATAAGATCATTGCGGATAAAGCTGATCTTGTAGCAAAGACAGAAAAAGTCTCCTGGAAAGAACTTGGGTTAGATATTGACGGAGAAACAGAGGCGTTAATATTTGATTCAACAGTTAAGGAAACAAGAAATCCTTTTATGCACAAACAATATGCAGAAGGGAATGTCGATAATCATTCAGTCGGAATGCAATACGTCAAAATTAAATTGGCCGTAAATTCTGACAAAGAAGAACATAAAAACGAAAAATCGAATTGGGATGAGTTTTATCCAATGATCGCCAATAAAGATGAAGCAGATCGCCACGGATATTTTTGGGCGGTAACAGAGGCTAAAGTTTTAGAGGGATCAGCGGTTGTAAACGGTTCCAATCCAATAACCCCGACACTTACTCAGTCAAAGACTACTAAGGGGAAGGAAGAAATTCAACTCGACCAAGCGTCACTTGAAGAAAAAGCAATTAAACAATTTCTAAACATTTAAAAAAAATGGAAAACTTTTTAGACAATCCTACGAGTGATGTAGGTAAAGCAATCAAAAAGGCGTTTGACGAGTCACAAGATAAGTACGAAACCCTTAAAAATGAATCTGCAACAAAAGCCGAACTTCAGGCTCAGGTTGAGAAAATGAAAGAACTTGGACGTGCCTTGGAAGGTATTAAAGCAGGTGAAAAAGAAAAAACAATCAAAGCATACGGAGATCAGTTCGCTGATTTTATCATGCAAGAGGAAGTTCAAAAGCAATTGCAGGAAATTATAAGAACTAAATCTGGTATGGTTAAATTCGAGCCAGAAAGTTTTGTAAATTCTGACGATGCAAGTAACATTGACATCAGAAAAGCAGTTGGCCCAGTTACTACTGGTCAAGGAACTATTGTAGGTACTGTGCCTCCGAATAATGACACCAACTTGCAAAATATTAATTATAGAAACGACAACCCTTTGGTTGCTTTGTGTTCTACTGTTAATACTTCAAGTCATTCTTACTCTTATACAGAGGCCGAGCCAAAAGAAGGAGCGTTCACCGAAGTATTGGAAGGAGCAAGTAAACCACAAATCGATTTTCAATGGAAAAACAGATATGTTACTCCTTTTAAAATTGCGGCTTACGAAACCCTTACAGATGAGGTATTGAAAGATGTTGCCAGAATGAAATCAGTTGCTCAAAACTTTTTGAGAAACAGACATGATTTGTTCAAAGCTAACCAAATTTATTTTGGTGCAGGAAACGGAACAACTGCGATCAAAGGTGCTACCGTTTACGGAAGAACATTTGTTGCTGGGTCTATGGCTCTTGCTTTACCGGCCGGAAGTGCAAATTTCATGGACGTTGTTAATGCGATTATAACTGACATATACACTACTCACAATTATACTGACGAGTCAAGTTATATGCCAAATATCGTTTTGGTTAATCCAGTTGACTTTTTCTTAAACTTAGTTGCCGCCAAGGATGGTAATGGTTTACCATTGTATCCACAAGCAGGACTCTTTAATACAGTTACTATTGGTGGAGTTACAATTAAGCCATGGGAAAAAATTCCAGCAGGAAAAATTTTCGTTGCGGATATGAGCAAGTACAACCTAACTAACTGGGTTCCTTATTCAGTTCAAATTGGATGGGTTAATGATGATTTCATCAAAAACCAGTTAACAATGGTTGGAGAATCACGTTTCCACGCTTTTGTGAAAAACCACGATGCCCAAGCATTTGTGTATGACGATATTGCAACAGTCAAAACAGCGATTGAAGCAGTATAAAACTTTGAAACCAATTTAATTTTTATATAATGAAAAAAATAGTAATGTATTCAGTAGAAGTAATAGTCCCGGTTTGGGGAACTTACAAAAAGGGTGATACCCTTAAAATGGAAGGAACAACCGCAAGGGCTTGTGCCGAGGCTAAAGTGATTAAAATCACAACACCAAAAGGTGAAGGCAAGGACATGACTACTAAAACTGGAAAATCTAAAGAGGACTAAAAATGTTGATTAAGACAACAGATTTCACACTTGGAGCGTACATCCCTAACCGGGATGACGCTCCTAATTCGGATATCATTGGTAACGAGCCAATTCTGCAGGGATTTATTGATGAAGAAGTTAAAGCTATTTTAGTAAGACTTCTCGGATATACTTTATATGCAGAATTGAAAACGCAAATTGATATTAATGGGGACTTGAACACCGGCGTTGACGCTAAGTGGAAGAACCTTGTTAATGGAGCGGATGCTTATCAAGGATTGAAAGGTCTGTTGGTTGCATGGGTTTTCGCAAAGTTTCTTGAAAGTGAGAATGACGACTATTCTACTCAGGGAGTAAATCAGGTAACATCTGATGGATCAAACAGAGTAAGGCCAAACAGAAAAATCATGTTGCAGTATCGTAAATTTTACGATGGGGCAGTTGGAGATTTTGGTTCTGGCCCTCGAATAATCAGAAACGCACAAGGTACTGGAATTATTTACGGGTATTCTAATGGAGTGTCCAGGAGTGGTTTCATGTCTTTGTTTCAATTTCTTTCAGAGAACACCGCAGACTATCCAAATTGGGAGCCGGCTTATACACCAAATCAAATGAATCATTATGATATTTAAACGATTAAAAGAGGTTTTTGATCAATTACCAGAAATGCAAATTGGAGGTAAAGTTTACAATCCAGTTTTCCATTTTGGTACTGAAAGCGATTTAAGGAATCGTTTGTCAGTAACTCGTAAGAGTGGCGAAAGACATTACCCATTAATTTGGTTAAATACACCAGTTGAGGAGGCAGGAGAAGTTACTCTAAATTTTATCATAGCAACTCTAAACCGCAAAACGGATATGGGAAACTGGGATAGACTTAATTACACTTTTGGCGATACTTTAGAGCCACTATTTGACAACATTATGAGCGCATTGAAAAGATCAAGAACTTTTAAGTTTGGGCCTGATCAATGGGATAAAAATTACAGAGGAGAAAAGTATTTCAATTATCATATTTCACCCGATATCTGGGACGCAATACAGTTTACTGTTACTTTAAGATACTCGAGAGAATGTGCGGTAAAAACTATCAATTTTTAAAAACAAAAAAACATCATGAAAATATATAATGATATTTGCACAAATGCGGACAGCAAAACGCTAAATACTGGGGCCTCCGAACAATGCTTGGAGTCTGTAACGGTAATGGCCTTTATTGCTAAAGACGGATTTGCATTTGCAAGTGTTGCGGAGTTCAAGACTAAAGCAGCTTGGGACGCAGCTATTACTGCAAAGGACGTTGTTCCTTTATATGAAATGTACGAAGTTACACCGGCCAATACCGATGCAACTTATTTCGAAAGTAGAAACTGGAGACACAGAACTTCAAAAGCCACTAAGATAACTAACTGGGAAGCTTATCTCGGATTATGTTCTCACGCGGCTTTAAAGTCTTATGAAAATTCAGAGTACACCAGAATCTTTGAGGTTACTGAAGATGGAGATATTATTGGAGTTTATGATTCTGACAATACCGGAGTTAGAGGGCAATTGCTAAAGCAATTTGATGTCGGTATAAGAACCATTGCTACAACCGAAAAAAATGCTTATACACCAGTCACTATGACTTATGATGATCATGAGGAATTAGAAAAATGGGGTGTAATTGTTACTCCAGATTTTAACCCAATTACTTCTTTAGAGGGAGTTTTTGAAGTTACAATAAATCAGTCAGGGGCAGGATCAGGAACTCTGATCACGTTTACTGCATTTGTTGGTTGTACTGGGAAAGTTGCTACTGGATTAGAAACTGAACTTGCTTTACTTGATGGACTCGGTGCTGATCAAGGTGCAACAATTGCTCATATTGGTAACGGTACTTACACCGCTACTGGTACTGGTTTTGTTGACGGAACAATCTCAACAGAGGGGGTAAAAGTATTGGCAAGTTATGGAAATATTAAAGCAGAAGGTTCTGCGGCAGTTGTTGCATCATAATATAATTTAATGTATATTGCAACATCTTTCGTACCCACGTTGATATAATTCTATTAAACCGTAAAGCCTCCTGGACCACTCAGGAGGCTTTCTTCATTATAAGATAAAAATGAATACAAAAGAGTTTATAAGTAGGACAAGAAGATTGAATAAAAATCATATGATGTCAGATTTTTTCCGATATTTAAAAAATAATCGGACTGAAGAATTATTAATGATGCAACGAGAGCAATTATTCAGAAAGTCAGAGGGGTGGGATAAAGTGAAGTTGGGCCGGTATCAAAAAAAGAACATTCAAGCAGATTCAGGTATTGTAAGATCAGCAGGAGAACCATATTGGATGGACAATACTGGTGAGTTGTTCAATAAAATGAAAGTTAAGGTAAAAGTAACAACACAAGAAATTTTATTTGAAAATAAACGAAAAGATATTGATAAACCTTGGTTTAGAACAAATGAAGATATTTTTGGAACTGAAAACTGGTTTGGCTTAAATGAGGATAATATGGCAATCGT